TTGCTTAAGATAAAAGAAGTTGAGTTAAATGACAATATGGAAGTTATTCTTAAGGCAGAGATTGCAGTGATTGACGATGAAGACTAATAAGAATAAGCCTTTGCACAGGCAGATGGAAAAGGTTATAGAGAATATTTATACCTTAATTGAGATTAGGGGTTTTCGTATTTCTGATGTTGAAAAGGCAATTGGCGTAAGTATTGGATATTTGTCCCGTATAAAGAAGGGCATGAATATGGACGCATTGAATTTGATTAATTTAGCATGTTATTTCAACGTAACCATTGATGACTTAGTATTTAAGGACTATAAAAATGAGTTAGTTAAAGCTAAACTAGCTAAACTTGAAGAAGAATATATGATTAAGAAGTATAAACTTGAAGAAGAGTTTAAAGAAGCATGTAAAGCTAAACGTAAAGAAGTATTGGAAGCATTAGCGGTCAACGATTAATTTTGGTTTATAGCGAAACGCTTAAACATAAACATTCAAAAAACATTAAAAAGGAGAAAACACATGGCAAAATTTGGCGTAGACTCAGCAGAGTCATTTGGAGGACAGGGTGGTGGCGGATTCTTTTCGCTTAAGAACAACAAGGACGTGGCAACAGTACGTTTCTTGTACAATGACATTAATGATGTCAGTGGATATTCAGTTCACGAGGTAGACCTTAATGGTAAGAAGCGTTATGTTAACTGTCTTAGAGAGTATGGAGACCCCGTAGACGCTTGTCCTTTCTGCAAGGCAGGAAGATATGTACAGGTTAAGTATTTTGTACCGCTTTATACAATGTCGGTAACAACAAATAATACTAACCCCAAGGCAGTAAAGCCTACGGTAACACCTGTTGACGCTCTTCAGACTTGGGAGCGTGGTAAGAAGTTTGGTTCAAAGCTTACTTCTATTTGCTCAAGATACCCTAATACAGTTTCACATGTATTTGAGATTGAGCGTAACGGACAGGCAGGAGACCAACAGACTACTTATGAGATTTATGAGACAGGCGAAACAGAGGGCGTAAGCCTTGAGGATTTCGATATACCTAACCCCATTGGTACAATTATTCTCGATAAGTCAGCAGAAGAGATGGAGACATACTTGCAGACAGGTGACTTCGGAGGCGACGCACCTGTAAGACGTGAGAATACTTCGTCACAGGCTTCAGGCGGATTTACTCGTAGAACACCCGCCACAGGTGAAGGTGGGAGACGCACGTTCTGATGAAGTCTCTCTTTAACTTACCTACTACTCGTTCTAATAAGGACGAAGACGCAGTAATTGCGAAAAAGGCTAAGAAGAGCAAGAAAACCCCTGCCACTGTAAGAGGTGGTGGGGGCGTTGCTACGCAGATTGCAAATATTAAGTCTAAAGTTCTTAAAGAGTTAGGTAAGTTTGAAAATGAGACTTTAATTATCCGAGATGAATTGGAATTAAGCACTTATATCTCCAAGGCGATAGCTTATGGAGAGATAGCAATAGATACAGAGACTAATGGTCTTGACCCATTAGTAGACGAATGCGTGGGAGTATGCTTATACGTTCCTAATGAGAAGACAGCATATATACCGCTTAATCATGTTTCATACATAACTATGGAGCGAGTAGACAATCAGTTACCGACTGAGGTTGTTGCAAAATATCTGAAGTTGCTTGATGATAACGCAACAAGGGTAATTATGTTCAACGCAGTATTCGATATAAGGGTGTTGAAAAACCAAGTTGGTGTGAAACTCGTCTGTTATTGGGATTGTAAGATTGCAAGTAAGCTACTTAATGAGAATGAGATATTTGATGACGGTAGTCGTAAAGCAGGGCTAAAACCACTTCACAGGAAATATGTACTTAAAGGCAAGGGTGAAGTATTTGCCTACGATGATTTGTTTGACCCGAAGAAGATTAAGGCTAGTGTAATTCCGATAAACATATTTGCGTTATATGCGGCACATGACGCTAAGATTACTTGGGAGTTGAAGAAATTTCAAGAGCAGTATATTTATTATGAGGCAGATAAGCCTAATGAAGCTCGTGATGGTCTTAATGGTGTATCTTGGGTGTTCTTTAATATAGAAATGCCTATAGTTGAAGTAGTTGTTGATATGGAAGACACGGGCGTTGCTCTTGACAAAGAATATGTTAAAGAGCTTGAAATTAAGTATACAAAGCTTAAAGAAGAAGCACTTGATAAAGTATACTTGATAATGGAAGAGTTTGAGGGCAAGATTCAAGAGTATAGAGAAAAGCATAAAGATTGTAAGCTTGATAATCCTATAAACGTGGATAGTCCTCAACAGTTATCAACTTTATGCTATGACATATTAGGTTATCCTTCAGTTGATAAAAGACATCCTAGGGGTACAGGTAAAAACATTAGAAAAGCATGGAATACACCTTTTTCAAACGCAGTAAGTGAGTATAAAGTAGTTGATAAGTTATTGAATACTTTTATTATTAAGTTACCGAAAGAGGTTAACCCTAATGATAAACGTGTCCATGGGCATTTTAACCAATATGGGGCGAAGACTGGCAGGTTTAGCTCAAGTAAACCTAACCTTCAGCAAATCCCTTCGCATAATAAAGATATAAGACCAATGTTTGTTGCGACAGATAAAGAAGAGTGGGTTGAAGAAACGGATAATTCTTTTATTGTTGATAGATGGTGCGAAGTAAGCACTTCGAAGGGTTGGAAATACGCTGATGAGATTAAGCTAGGTAATATATTGATAACTGATGATGGAGAGATAACTGTCAATAAAATAGATACACTTATTGACAAAAATCAATTAGTCTTTTACTATTGAGATATGATTATCTATAAAGCAACAAACAAAATAAATGGTAAGTGTTATATAGGGCAGACACGACATTCTTTAGCAGAGAGAAAACGTGCGCATTATAACAAGGCACGTCAGGGTATTGATACTCATTTTTATTCTGCTATACGTAAGTATGGTGAAGATAATTTTGAGTGGGAAATTATTTGCAGTGCTAATAACAAACAGACCTTAAATGAGTTAGAAACTTTCTATATAACAAAATATGACAGCATTAAGCACGGCTATAATATGGTTGATGGCGGTGATAATAATATTATGGATATAGAGAGTGTTAAAACTAAGCACAATGCAGTTATGCAAAGTGAAGAAGTTCGTTCTAAAATTTCTGTGTCTATGAAGAAGTACAGAGCAGAGCACCCGTTTACAGACGAGCATAGAAGAAAGTTATCTGAAAAAGCTCAAGGTAATCATAATTTTGGGAGCGGAGATACCCGTTCAATAGGTTGTTATTGTATTGATACTGATGGTAAGGAGTACCATTTTCATTCTTACAGGGACGCGTGGAAGTGGTGGAGTTCCGTATATAATGTGTTTGACACTAAAGTCGAATGTGTGTATCAAAGAAAGATAAAACAGAGCATAGAAACAGGCATGTATACATATAAGGGAGAGACGTATGTTATGCCTAAGTGGTATAAGGAGGTGATGCTATGAAGAAGTTACTGACACGACACAGTTATGTGATGATGTCTGCTGACTTCTCTTAGTCACAGCAAGAACCGAAATGTCTTGCTTCACTATGTCGTAAGGCAGGAGATAGCCATTTATACGATACGTTTATGGAAGGTAAAGATTTGTATGCTGAGATTGCAAGTAAAGCGTTTAATCAGCCATACGAAGAGTGCCTTGAGCATTTTCCACAAGGTTCATTTATTATTCAGCATACAAATGGGAGTTGGTATTACGCAACTGAAGAGGAAGTTGCTAATAAAGAGTTTAATGTTAGATTGGCAGATGGTGAAACAGATGTTTATAAGGTAGGTAAAGAGAGAAGAACACAAGCAAAGTCGATATTATTGGGTGCACTTTATGGAAGAGGTGTTGCAAGTATTGCAGAACAGCTAGGGTGTACTGAGCAAGAAGCACAGGCTATTAAGGATAGTGTGTTTATGGCATTTCCAGCAATTGGAGAGTTTGAGAAAACTTCGTTGGAAATGGGCAAAGAACTTGGATATGTTACAACTGTATGTGGACGTAAGAGAAGATTGCCCGATTTACAACTTCCTGAGTATTCATTTAGTTGGGAAGAAGGATTTGCACCTGAAGGAGATATACTTGATTTTGATGAGTTAGAAGTTGAAGTACCTCATAATAAACAGGTTTATTATACGAATAGGCTTAATAATGCTCGTGGATGGAAGTCTCGTGATAAAGTAATTGAAATTGCTAAAAAAGAACATATTGAGATTGTTAGTAATCGAGGTAAGATTGGAGACGCTACTAGACAAACTGTAAATTCGAGAATTCAGGGGTCATCAGCCGATTTGACTAAGATAGCAATGATTAAACTTTATCTTAATGAAAAACTTACAAAATTAGGGTTTAGGTTACTTATTCAAGTGCACGATGAGGTTATTGCAGAGTGTCCTAAGAAGAATGCTAAGAAATGTGCTAAATTATTAGCAAAAATAATGTGCGAATCAGCAGAAGAAATACTTGAGATGCCGATAAAGTGTGAT